ATTTTCATCCGTATAAAGGTCAGAGTGCTTTTTAGAATTTGCTGGTTGCCCAGGTTTTCTTGGGATGCGAGGGTTGCTCATTCAACTGGTTTAGATTTAGTTTGTTCACCTGCTGCTCTTTTTTTACGTCCAGCACAATGTGCTTTTTGAGAGAATCCTTTTGGATTAGAACAGTCAATACTCTTTTTGTATTTATTAGACCAAGACTCTTGAAATTGTTTAAACGTTTTCATACTTCTACAAGTGTTCTAATAATATTAAAGGTAGTAGATGATGAAGATGCTGGAGTCGCCAATAATCTTACATTTCCTCCAGATACATCAGAATTAAATGTAGCCAGAGAACTATCTGTTGTTATTGTTCCGTATTCTGTTATATATGAGTCACTTCCGTCATGAACAACACTAACTTCAGTTGTGTGATATAAAGAACCTTGAGTAATTAATATTTGATATTTTGCGAATCTATAGCTAGAAGCAGAGAAACTATCGATAGAAGATTCTAAAGTGGTGGTTGTCGTAGTGGATACCCCAGTTATTACTCCTCCAGTTAATGTTATTACATCAGCACCAATAAATTTTCCAGTTGCTGAGTCGTATTTTAAAACCTTACCATCGATCTTTACAGAATCTCTATTAACATCATCAAGGAACTCAAGTCTAGTCTCACCACCTCCACCTTGTGTATTGACAAGATTTTTTAGGTATTCTAATTCTCTTCTAATTTTAATAATCTCTGGATCAGATATTTTTTCTTGTATTTGTTCTTTTGTTTTAAATTTTTCAAGAAGACTTAATGCCTTATCAATATTCTCATTTTCTTTGATAACATCATCTTGTTCTTCAACCTTTGGATTATCATGTAAATTCTTTATTTCTAATTCATCTTCTATTTTTTCGATTATCTCTTTTTTTGATTCTGATTCTTCTTTTTTATCCTCTATTTTTGATTCAGAATATGAACATGATTCAAGTGCTTTTGCTTGTTTTTCTTTTTTTATTTTTTTCTTCTTATCTTCTTCTACTGATTTTTTTACTTCATTAAAAATTTCATCAATATTGATATCACCAACAAGAGACCGAAATTCGTGTTCTTTCTCTTGCTTTGCCTTGCCAATAACTGAGAAGAATTCTGTTAAATATTCGTTCATTTTTTATCCTTGTCTTTTAAGATTTTTGCTAATTCTGCAGTTGATCCGACAAACAATGCATTTGTAACATTTGTTGGACCCTTTGAATTATTTTCTTCAACATCCTTAAGTTTTTTCTGCAAATCTAGCAATTTATCCGTTGCGTCTGAAACACTTTTAATTAACTGACCTGCAACTTCATATGCCCTTGGTTGCTCAGTCTCTTGTGCCAACTCAAGAATTCCATTTACAGCTTCCTGTCCTTTTTCAATCAGAGAATACAGATTGCCTCTTGTGTATTCATAATCTTTTTTGATATCATCGGCAGCAGATTTGATTTTTTCAATTTTCTTTTCAACTACTTCTGGATGAACAATATCATCAGAAACATTGAAAGTATCGTTGAGGTCGTCAAAATTCTTAGTCATTTTCATGAAATCACTCCACTAAATCCAAAGTCATCTCCCTCTTCAACAAGCGCATTATCTGCAGCAGTAATAAGTTTGATAGGAGCACCTCTGAGGTGAGACGTAATAGTTGTTCCGTCTTGACCTCTGTTGACTGTAATTTTGTTGCCATTGATAGTCTTGATGAAGAGTTCTTCTCCATCCAAGTCCACATATGTTTTTGCTGTAAGACCACTTGCATCTTCAACTTCAAATGTCTTGGTAGTGGTTGTAATATCAGCAGACAGAGTAGTAGCAGTATCTCCTGTGTAATCTTTGATTGCTCTTGGAGTAACAGTGTATGTAACTTCTCTTGTAGTATTGGAAGTATCTGTTCCTGTAAGAAGACTGACCTTTGCCTTCTTGATGATGTCCTTGGATGCAGAAGATGCAGGACCAAACAGATAAGTTTTTGCAGTAAATCTCATCGTATAGAGAAGAACTCTTCTAGTGCTGAAGTCCCCTTCATAATCATCTTGCATCGTAATGTTTTCAAGAACGATGGGAACGTCTCTCTTCTCTTTAATTGATTCGACTAATTCAATGGTCAAATTGTATGCAGGTTGAAAATAGGGTAAAATCTGTTCAACAATCTGCAAAGCATCATCATTTAATTTAGTCATAATGCTAAGTTCAAATTGCATATTATATGGAACTGGCATATATGATTTCTTACTCTCAGTGCCGTCATCTGGATCTTTGACAGTAAACATCTGAGTGGTGGTCACCTTTCTACTTGGGTCATAAGTAAGACCTGTAAACTCAAATGACATTCTTGGTAATGTGATCTGAGTTGGTTTGTTTAAATCTGGTGACTGATTAATTCTTGCCAGAAACTTTTCAGTAGGTCCATATGCAAGAGGAACTTTTACAACACTAACCACATTATCAGAAGAATCTGTCTTCTTGATACTTACATTATTGAAAAGGGTGCCAAAGGATATGATGGTCCTTCTCAAAATTTCGTTGTAAAAATACTCAAACATTGCTAAGACCTAGACTAATATGAGTTCGATTAGATACATTTATTTAGGGAATGCCAAATGGATTCTGTTCACTAAAGTCAATGATAGAATCTGCCTCGTTTTCAATATCGATATTATCTGCAAATCCATCATCATTTGGTTCTGTGCTTACCACTCTAATCTCTGCAGTAGCACCTGAGGTTTCTCCAGTTACAATCTCACCTGCAACAAAGTCACCGGATACAGTTGCAATTTCAAGTGTGTTATCGACAGCATCATGAACTCTTACTCTTGCTGTTGTTCCACTAACAGAACCAGTTACAATCTCATTGAATACGAAATTACCCGAAGAACTTGAACCAGGTGCTTCAACAACAATTGTTGGTGCTACAGAATATCCAAGACCTGCATTAGTCATATAAATTGCAGAGATAGTTCCAGCAGCACTGACTACAGCAGTTGCAGCAGCAGATACAGTTGTTACTCCAGTTTTAAATATTTCATTAGTGAATGAAATTGTTGGGGATGTTACATATCCACTACCAGCAGCAGTGATAGTAACTAAACCAACAACACCATCACCTATTGTTGCGGTTGCAGCAGCACCTGTTCCATTTCCTCCACCACTAAATCTAACTCCGGGTGCTACTGTGTAACCAGAACCTGGATTGGCAATATTAACTGCCTGAACAGATTTAAGCCTTGGATTTGCGTTCAAATTACATACGTTGATACCACCAATCATCGTGGCAATACCAACTGCCGTTACACCTCCAGATGGTGCAGAAGATACTCCTACTGTAGGAACACCATCATATCCACCACCTCTGTTAGTAACTGTGAACAATCTTACACCACCATCAAAGACAGAAATTTCTGCCGTTGCAGTGACAGCAGCACCTACAAGTGTAAGAGTTTGAGTGAGACCCTGAATTGTATTAAGACCGTCTTCAGTCTCACCATCAGATTCATTACCAATTAAACTATTATCAATGTCTTCAATTCCAGTTGCAATGACCTCATCTTCAAGACGGAAGAGTTCGCAATAGAGTTCATATACATAAAGACTTTGAAGTTGATAATATGGTTTTGCTCTCTCAATATCTTTTATTTCGTAAATTCTATCATCAAGTGGGAACCAGATTAAATCGCCACTTTTTGGTCTAGTTGATAATTTTATATTTGATTGATCTTCAATCAGAGGAGAAATATAATTTTCAAATCTCTCCTTTGATATTGTAAGTCTAATCTCTTCTTTTGCCTCTACACCAAACTTTGAGAGAAGAGCACCTGCTCCCTCATATTCATCAAAGTTATTAACATATGCCTCAAGTGGAAGTGCCATATCAAATGTTGATTGAACGACTTCTCTTATGACAGTATTTTCTGTTAAGAATTTACGAGGAAGATAAAAAATATCAACCCCATACATTCTAAGTTGTTCATTAATTAAATCCTGAACAAGACTCTGTTCACCTTTTGTGCCCTGAGAAAAAAATGGATTTAACATATCATCCAATCATGTCTAAAGGTGGAAGTTCGTAAGTGTTTGACATGACTTCTCTTATATTTTCTAACTCTTTCTCTGCATCATCATATATTTGTCTACCATTAAGTTCGATTCCACCGGGAAGTTTGACACCCTGGAACTTGATCAGATTTTGACCCCACTGTCTTTTGATAAGTGCAGTGACATATCTCTTTAAGAATGAATCATTCCAGACTCTAGAGTAATCATTGGGATCTATTAGACGATAACAGTCAATGACGATATAATCATCTTTTGATACACCACCCCAATCAATATCAAGATAAAGTCTGTCTTGTCTTTGGTTAAATCTAACTTGTTTTTGAGTATTTAATGCAAAATCAATATCTTCAAGATATCTCT